AAGGCCTGGCTTGATGCGGGTGGCAAGTGGTCAACGTTTGTGATCTGGGCCAAGAACACTTTCACGCTCGGTCGCGCCGACTACCAGCGCCAGTACGAGCCCATCCTGTACGGATGGAAGGAAGGCGCAAAACACTTCTGGTGCGGTGACCGCGACCAGTCGGATATCTGGAACTACAAAAAGCCCCATGTGAATGACCTGCATCCGACGATGAAGCCGGTGGAGTTGGTTGAGCGTGCGATTAAAAACTCATCCAAGACTCGCGACATCGTGATCGACTTGTTCGGCGGCTCTGGCACCACGCTCATTGCTTGCGAGAAAACCAATCGCCAGGCGCGGCTCATGGAGATGGACCCCAAGTACGTGGACGTGATCGTCAAGCGCTGGGAGGACTTCACAGGACAGAAAGCCACCCGTGAATCGGATGGCTCAGTATTTGCGGATCTTGCGCCGCAAGGTCAGTCGGTTTTAGATGATGCTGTGGGGAGCGAGCTGGAGGGTGAAACCCTGTAGACCCGCTCACCACCGCTCTCCTTGACGGAGTCGATGGTCAGTCCCAGTTTCTTTTTCAAGGCCCCGGCCATGCAGCCGCGCACGGTGTGCGCCTGCCAACCTGTGGCCTCCACCATTTGCGCAAGCGTTGCACCTTCCGGGCGTTTCATCAGATCGATGAGCACCGACTGCTTGCTACCTTCGCGTTTGGATTTGGCTGGTGGCTCAATGCCGATCGCCTGCAACCCTGCGACGGTGATGGCAAAGCGGGTCGAGCCCGAAGCGCCTTTGCTGTGGGGCCGGATCAGACCTTCATTACCAAGGCTGGTCAGCACCTTGATCAACGCGCCACCTTTGAGCTTGGGCGGGAAGTCGGTCAGCACATGCTGAGGATGGAGGGCTGCGGCGTTGAGAAGCAAGGTTTGGCTGGGTGTGAGTTTCATGTTGATCTCCGGTATCAGTTTGGTTGGGTTGTTTGTTTAGATTGCTGGCCAGCCGTGAAGGCGGCTTGCAGGGCTTCTTTGAGGCCCCAGACGCTGACTTCATGAAAGTCCAGGCGGTCCCTGTTGCGTGTTGCCAGCGTGTCGATGTGCAGATGCTCTGCGGCGATTTGGTTGAGCAGACGCTCCAATGTTTTGGCGTCCATCACTTAGCTCCCCGCACCTGGTGGATCTGTCGGGCGCGGTCAAAGCCGACCCTCTCGCCTTGGGTGTCAAGGCCGCGTGAGGCCAGCTCTTCGCGGGCCAGCAGGTTGAGGTCAAGCTCACCGCGTGCGGAGGCTGCCAGCACCTTGGTGAGCGCGATCTGGATGAACCCGACCTCGTCGACGGTGAACTGTGTGGTGTAGGTCATTTGCAAAGCTCCTTGGGTTGTTGATGACGTTCCTATGAACGCTCTGAACCCCAGTGAAGCCAAGCTTTATCTGCATCATTTGCGATTAGTTTTTTGAATGAGTGGGGAATAAGCCGCTATGCCCCGCAGTGCCCCAACTCCATGCCGACATCCCGCCTGTGCGTTGGTGCTGGACAAGCCGGGCTATTGCGATCAACACCGTACCCAGGTGCACCGGGACTACGGGCGTGCCAGGCGTGGCTTTGATGCCGAGGTGGGCTTCTACCAGTCGGTGCGCTGGCGTGAGGTGCGTGCGGCCTTCCTGCGTGAACACCCGTTGTGTGTGGCGTGCAAGGGCACGGGTCTGGTGGTGGCTGCCAAGGTTGCTGACCACATCAGGCCGCTCAAGGACGGCGGTGAGCGCTTTGACTGGGTCAATCTGCAAGGCCTGTGCGTCTCATGTCACAACCGAAAGACGGCGCGTGAGACCGCCAGGCGCGGCTGACTACCCCCCCGGGGGGGCTGAATCTCTACAGATGGCGGCCAAAGATGCGTGCGCCTGCCAAGATTTTTGCGCGTGCAAATTGAAACCTAGGGGGGATGCCATGCAGGCGGCCTGATGCCAGGCATGGCCGGTGGGCACAACCTGCCGATCAGTTGAGATCGGCGATGAACTTTTCGATATTGATCGCTTTGGATTTACCCACCGAGCGAATGATGGAGTTGGCGACGTTTTCTTCAACGACGCTGTTCCATTTGGAAAAGCTCTTGTCCGTCACGCTCTTGTCGAACGCTGATCGGACCGCCTCGCGCCCAGCCTTCAGATCAGCCGCCAGAGCGGACTGAACGAGGCATTTAGCGATGACGTCGACTTTGCGCACTGGGAGTTTTCCGGCGAGTTTGAAGCCTCCATATTAACGATTACCAACGACTGAACCCAGATGGCCGGACGAAAACCACTCCCCACGGAGATCAAAAAGCTCAGGGGAACCCTGCAAAAGTGCAGGACCAACCCGCATGAGCCACAGCCCCAAGGGGATCTGGTTGCGCCGCCCGAATACATGTCAGATGGTGCCAAGCAAGCCTGGCGCTATGCCATTGACAGCGCGCCCGAACATTTGCTGCGCAAGCTCGATATGTCGGTGCTGGAAGTCTGGTCCTGCGCAGCCGACCTGTACCGCAAGGCCCAGATCGGAATCACCAAGACGGGTTTGCTGATCAAAGCGCCGAACACCGGTGTGCCAATGCAGTCACCGTACCTGGCCATCGCGAATAAGCAGGCTCAGATCATGACCAAGGCAGCGGTGGAGATGGGCTTTACGCCAGCGTCGCGTTCGCGCATCACGCAGCCCACAGATACCCAGATCGATCTCGATCCTTGGGCGGACATAGCGGGCTGAGACTGAACTTTGACAGCAGATAACTACGCCGCCGTTGCCCGCAAGTATGCGCAGGCAGTCGTTGCCGGTGACATCATGACCTGCAAATGGGTCCAGCGGGCATGCCAACGGCAGTTGAACGATCTGGCTAAGTTCAAGGGTAAGGCAAGTCCCTACCAGTTCAACCCGAAGCTCACCGACAAGGACGGGCGGGAGTTCCATCCCGCCGACAACCTGTGCGCGTTCATTGAGCGGCTGCCACACGTCAAAGGACCGCTGGCAGGCGAGACGATCAAATTGGAACCCTGGCAGGTGTTCATCCTGACCACCGTGTTCGGCTGGGTCAAGCCCGACGGCAACCGTCGCTTTCGGCGCTCGTACATCGAAGTGCCACGAGGCAACGCCAAGTCGACGCTGTCGTCTGCGCTTGCGCTGTACATGCTGGCCGCCGATGGCGAAGGTGGTGCTGAGGTTTATTCCCTTGCCACCACTCGCGACCAGGCGCGCATCGTGTTTGGTGATGCGCAGACCATGGCGCGCAGGTCACAGGGCTTTCGCAGCCGGTTTTCTGTCAACGTCGGTGCGCACAACATGAACGTGTTGCAGACCGGCTCCAAGTTTGAAGCGCTATCAGCCGAGGGTTCAACGCTCGATGGTCTGAACATTCACTTTGGCTGCATTGACGAGTTGCACGCCCACAAGACCCGCACTGTCTATGACGTGGTGGAGACCGGTACCGGCAAACGAGACAACTCACTTCTGTGGGTGATCACCACCGCAGGCAGCAACCGCTCAGGCATTTGCTACGAGGTGCGCACCTTTGTGACCCGGCTGCTCGATGGCGTGTTTGAGGATGACAGCCAGTTTGGCATCGTCTACGGGCTGGACGATGGGGACGACTGGACCAGCGAAGACTCGCTGATGAAGGCCAACCCCAACTGGGGCATCTCGGTGCGCCCGGAAATTCTGGGACCGCTGCAGGCCAAGGCCATGCAACTGCCCAGTGCGATGAACAACTTCAAGACCAAACACTTGAACGAGTGGGTCAACGCCGACACAGCATGGATGGACATGCGCTCCTGGGACGCCTGCGCTGATCAGGACCTGGACATCGAGTCCTTTGTGGGTCAGCCCTGCTGGGTGGGCCTGGACCTGGCCAGCAAGACAGATATTGCCGCGTTGGTGATCGTGTTTGCCCATCCTGAGATTGCCGACGCGTTTGCGGTCTTTGGTAAGTACTACCTGCCTGAAGATACGGTCAATGCCAACGGCAACAGTCAGTACACGGGGTGGATGCACACCGGACGGTTGATCGTGACGCCAGGCAATGTGATTGATTTCAGTTGGATCGAAGCTGATCTGAATGATCTGTCCTCTCGCTTTGCGGTGCAGGCAGTCGCTTTTGATCCGTTTCAGGCGACACAACTCTCGACCCGAATGATGAGTGAGGGCCTGCCCATGATTGAAGTGCGCCCAACGGTGCTGAACTTTTCAGAACCAATGAAAACGCTTGAAGCCCTGGTGCTTCAAAAGAAATTGGTTCACGACGGTGACCCGGTGCTGGGCTGGATGGTCAGCAACGTGGTGGCCCACCTGGACGCCAAAGACAACATTTACCCACGCAAGGAGCGAGCAGAAA